AAACTTTGGATTTGATGGTTCACATCAATATAGATATGCGAGGATATTTTAATGGGTTGGGTAGCACCAGTAGCATCAGCAGTTACAGCAGTTACGGCAGTAGCCGCAGCTGAAAATGCTAGTGCTGCAGGTAAATTTAATCAAGATGTAGCAAATAGAAATGCTACAATAAAAGAAAATGAAGCTGTCATTGTTGAACAGAATAAAGAATTAGCTTTAGCTAAGTTTGATAAATCATTTGAAAAGTTAGAAGGTCAAACTAAAACCGCAGTATTATTTTCTGGTGCAGAAATGTCTGGTTCTGGGTTAAGAATAATGAGACAAAATGCAGAAGAAGCAGAATTAGAAAGAGAAATTATTGCATATAATTTTAACATTGAGAAACAAAGAAAGTTTGAAGAAGCTAACTTTGCAAGAATGGGAGGAACTATAGCAAGAAATCAAGCTAGATCTGCGGAACTAGGATACTATGCTCAAGCATCAACTAGCTTATTAAGAGGATTTGGTTAATGCCTAAAATACCTACATACACATCTACTGGAGCAACTACTGATAAAGGAATAGGAGTTACAACTAATATTCAAATATCTCCTACTTCATCTGCTGCTGCAGCTTTAATACCTGCGTTAGATCAACTTACTACATACGGAATAAAGAAAAGAGATGTATCAGAAAAAATAGAAGCTAACAAAAAAGTTTTTGAAATGAAAGGTGAGTTAGATAAATTCATGAATTCTGAAAAAGAAAATATGAATGAAGATAATGCAATAAGTAATTTTCAAACTAAATATAAAGAATTTGTAGATAACCAATTATCTTTAGTTACAAATAATAGAGTTAAAGAAAGAATTAAACAAGGTTTAGATATAGAGTATGGAGAATATATTTATAATATAAAAAAAAATTCTTTTGCAGCATTAGAAGCAAATGCAGTAGAAGATATTAATAATAATATAACTTCTTTAACTTCTAAATACGCATCAACAGATGATGTTCAATTAAAATCAGTATATAAAACTGATGCTGAAAATAAGATAAAACAATTTGCTATAGACTTTGAATTACCTCAAAATGTATTAGAGAAAAAATTACAAGCATTAGATAAAAAATTTATATTGGCAGATATGAATCAATTTGCTGGTTCTCCAAATGGAGCAGAAGCTATTAAATTATCAGATAATGCTTATGGTGGAGAAAAAACTTTAAACAATTTAGAATTTGGGTCTGGTGTTTTTAATGCTTATACTTCTGCAATTTCAGAAATAACAATAAAAGGCGATCCTAATTCTGATTACGATCAAGCGTTAGAGTTGATTGATGAACTTAGATCATTTGAAAGAGATAATGGTTATAAAGTAAACACTGGTTCTTTAGCTGTTAAGATTGATGATTTAGAACAAAAAATTTTAACAGAAAAAATTACTCATGATAAAAACATGAAAACTTTATCTGTTGATAAAGAACTAAATAAATTCACTAAAAGTTTAGAAGGAGATATTACAAAAGCAGTATCTGGTTCAATCTTTGATCCTTTCAAAAGTATAGAAAATGAAATTGCTGCAACAAAAGCAGTTGATGAATTTAATCAAAAAATAAAAATTTATGTTGCTTTAAATCCAGATGCTACTCTGTCTGAAAAAAAAGCGTATGCAACAAATCAAGCGATAGTAATTTCATCTAAATATGAAGATATGAACATTGGAAAAATATCAGAATTTGATACATCTAGTGAATCAGATATTGTAACTAAATATAATACAGTAGTATCAGATATACAGTTGTATAAAGACGGAAAACTACCACCATTTAGAATAAAAGAATATGAAGATTTAGCTACAGCTAATGGATATAGAGGTGACGTTGTAGCTTTTTGGAATGATTACTTACCAATATTAGCATCAAAAATAAATCAAGGAGAGTAGATGGCTACTGAGCTTTCCAAAGATATTTTATCTATACTAGATAATCACAATGCAGAAACTGTAAAGATAAAACCTGTTGATTCTGGTTTGGTAAAAGAACCAGATGAAAAAAATTCAAACTATTGGAAGATAGCATCCGACATGGCGTTATCTGTTCCTCAAGGAATTGTTAATTCAATAGAAGAACAAGGTGATTTTTTAGATGAAAACATTGTTTCATTGGGTGGTATAGAATTTGGTGATAAGGATGGTAAGTTATCATTTAAAGATTTTATACCAAGATATATCACACCAGAAAAATGGAAAGCAGAAAACTATTCTGAAAAAAGACAACTACCTATATTTCATAAACCAGAAACTTTAGCAGGTAATATGACAGAGGGAATATCAAGATTCCTCACTGGCTTTGCAGGACCAGCTAAATTTTTAAAAGGTGTAGGTATGGCAGGTACAACTTACAAAGCTGCGTCAAGAGCTTTGATTGCTGGAGCTTATTCTGATCTTACTGTCTTTGATCCTACTGAGGGAAGATTATCAGATATGTTAATTGAATTTGACTCACCTGTTTTAAATAATGCGGTTACTCAATATCTTTCAACAGATGAAAACGATACAGAAATGGAAGGTAGATTAAAAAATGTTCTTGAAGGTATGGCTTTAGGTCTTTTAACTGAATCAATATTCATAGGAATAAAGTCATGGAAAAAAATGAAAAGAACAAACAACTTAGATGAAAGAGCTAAGATACAAGAGAAAGCAAATAAATTAATTACAAAATCTAAAAAAGGTGGAAAGAAATCTAAAGAACTTAGAAAATTTAACTTAGAAGGTAATGATGGTATTAATGTAAAAGAAGCTGTTAAGACAATAGTTAAATCAAAAGAGACAGCAAAAAAAGATGCTGAACTATGGTTATCAAAAATATTAAACACCAAATCATTTAAAAGTGGCAGACAAGTTTTACATACTATTGATAATATAGTTGATAATGGATTTGATGATATTACAAAAGAGTTTTTAGAAAATGATAAATTAGCAAATGATATTGCATTAGAACTTGCAGAGATTGCAGGTAGAGATCAAAAAGAAGTTTTAAAATCAATTATAAAAGATGGAGTAAGATCTAAAGATGGTGTTGTTAGAATGCTTACAACAAAAATGTTTTTACAACAATTAGGTGATGATTTTATAAAAATATCTACAAAATATTTAGATGAGTTTGGAGAGAATGCTGACAAATGGAGTAAAGCAGCTAGAGAGGAAATGGCAATGAGAGGTATGGTTATTAGAGAAGTAACTTATGCTTTGAAAGAACAAATAAGAAATGCTGCTAGAATAACTCAAGGTGGTAATATTAAAGTAACAAGATCTGGTGGTAAAATTTTAGAAGTAGATGAGATTGCTAAAAATATAAAAAACTTTAGCACCAATCCTGCTGTACTTGCAAAAAAAATAAAAAACATGAAAGCTAAAGATGCGATACATGAAGTTGCAAAAACAAAATCTCAAAAGGCTATAGAAGTATTTAACTCATTATATATTAACTCACTGTTATCTGGAACTTATACTCATGCAGTAAACTTCTTATCAAACTCTTATGAGTTATTTTTAAAACCTTTAGAACAAATTACAGGTGGTGCATTAAGAGGAGATTTAAGAGCTATGAGAACTGGTGTTTCTCAATATTATGGAATGATGTTTAGTATTGGAGATACAATTAGAGCAGTAGGAATAGCACTAAGACAAGGTGATGCAATTCTTGATCCACTATCAAGAACACAAGATAATTTAAGAATTGTAAATGGTAAAGCTCAAAGACCTATCAGTGGAGCTAATCTTGGTTTTAATGGTGTTGCAGGAAATATGATTGATATGATTGGTCTTATATCTGAATTTCCAACAAGACTACTAATGGCTTCTGATGAATTATTTAAACAATTAAATTACAGAGGGAGATTATATGCCAATGCAGTTGATAATACATTAGAGCTTGGTTTAAAAGTTGGATCAAAAGAAGGTAAAGCAAATATTAAAAAAATATTTGATGAAGGTTTTGATAAAAATGGAATGGCTAATGTTAAAGATAACAATATAGCTGCAGATGCTTTACAAAATGCAAGAGTTGCTACCTTTACAAATTCTTTAGAAGATGGAAGATTATTTAATATAGGTGGAGCTTGGCAAAAATTTTTAAAGTCTGCACCATACTTGAGATTTTTATCTCCATTTGTAAGAACACCAACAAACTTATGGAGACAGTTTGAAACTCGTGTTCCTGTTTATGGAGCATTTACAAAACCTATGAAAGACTTGTGGAAAACAGGAGATCGAAGAGCAAGAGCAGAAGTTTTAGGTAGACAAGCGTTTGGAACATCTATTGCATTATATGCTTGGCATTTAACACAAGAAATTATTGAAGATAAAAATGGAAATCAATATCCAAAGATTACTGGTAATGGACCAAAAGATTTTAACATAAAAAAAACCTGGTTAGAAAATGGATGGCAACCATATTCGATTGCACAAAAAAATGAAGATGGATCAATTACATATAAACAATACAATAGAATGGACCCTCGTTTTTATATCTTTGGAATAATAGCAGACATGAATGAAAACAATCTTAATATTAATGATGAAGATAAAGAGAATATATTTGCTGTTGCAGTTTTATCTGCAATGAAATCTGCTTTAAATAAATCATATTTAAGAGGTATAGCAGATGGTGTAGAATTTGCACAAGATGCAACTCCAGAAACATTTTCAAAATATTTTGGAAAACAAGTTGCTAATGCTATCCCTTATCAAGCATTAATTAATCAAGGTGTTTATGGAATAGTTCCTTATGATACTGATATGTTAGAAGCTAGAGGTTTTGTAGATGAAATAATTAAAAAAATTCCTTTTGTAGAAAAAACAGAATACTTAGAAAAAAGATTAGATATATTAACAGGAGAACCTGTTGAAAGAAATCCCAACTCTGTATACTTCAATCCAGAAGGAGGAATATCTTTTTTAAGTTTACTTGGTGGACCATTCCTGGTTGGTAAAGAATCAAAAGTACAAGATGATCCTGTTACCTTTGAACTAGCAAGATTAAAAATAGCATTAAGTGAACCATTAAAAGTAAGAGAAAAAAAGGTAAATTTATTAGATTATCAAATAGACGATCAAACAGCATATCATTATTACATTGAAAGAATTGGTAAGACAAAATTAAATGGTCTTACTTTTAAACAATATTTAGAAAGAACCATAAATTCACCTGCTTACAAAAGAAGAAAAGAAGGTGATGAGAATTTTGATGGAGGTAAAGAATTTACTATTAAGAAAATATTTGAAGCATACAAGAAAAAGGCTTATTCTGATATGTTGAAGAAATATAAAAATGTAGCTAAAGATATAAAAGAGGCAAAGATTGAAAGGTATAAACTCTTAAAACCAAATAGTATATACAATAAAGATATTAAAAAAGAATTATTGCCTAAACCATTGAATAAAGATATAGAGAAATAATATGACAATATCATCGACTACAGTAAAGAACTCATATTCTGGTGATGGTTCTACCACTACCTTTAATTACACATTTAAGATTTTTGCGGACTCTGATTTACAGGTCATTATAAGATCATCAACAGCAACTGAAACTGTTAAGAC